AGTATCTTCACAAAGGGATTACTACGAAGAAATTCGTGGAAACATTCCGACTTGCTGATCATGTTGTCGTTGATGGAGCTGAATTCGTCAATGGACTACTAGTGATTAAACTCAAAGTGGAACTACCCGAAGAACAGCGTCCGAGAAAAATAGAAATCTCACAAAGGACGTAACAATGGAAAAGTTTGTAAGAAGCGAGGTTCTTCTTTCCTCTAAAAAAGAAGAGATGGTTGCCATTGGGCAATTATTTGCAGTACTTGCGGTAGCACCAATTATGATTTTTTTAAGTTGGTACGCATAATGGGCGTATTAGCGGCAATGGTATTTGTCGGAATCATACTTGTGGGTGATAGCAATCGAAAACTTAATGCAAAATGCGAACAAGAAGTACTGAATAACATAGCAGAGTCAGTTCAGGAATGTCGTAATTATTACATTAAGGAAAAGAGATGATCACAAAAATAAAAGAAGCAACACCAGTTGTTTTGGTGGTCACACTTATTCTTGCTGGATTAATTGTGCCATTCTTCACTGACTGGACTCATGTGGGTATACCAGTGAACACACTATATATCCCCATGTTGTAAAACCTTTGGGTGCCCCTTTAAGCGAATGGCGGCATAAACTGGGGGGATGCATCCCCCCGACCCATCTATAAGAGTTTACCGGCGTTCTCTGCTCCTACAGAACGGACAATAAAAATGTCGGACCACTTGACTTTCCAATCACTTTATCATATAATAGGTCTATGAATTTTTATACGACTGTAAGCAAACACGGAAATCAACTTCTCTATCGTGGATACCGCAATGGTAAACGGGTAGAAGAAAAAATACCATTCAAACCTGTACTCTTTGTACAATCTTCTAAGGCCACTGGCAAATACAAAACTCTGGACGGAATTCCCGTTTCTCCTATGGAGTTCGACTCTATGAAAGAAGCGAAAGAATTTGAGTTCCGTTACAAAAATGTACCTAACTTTCCAATCTATGGTCAAACCAATTTCGTTACACAATTTCTCGCAAACAAATTTCCTTCTGGTGTAAACTTCGATAGAGACATGGTAAACGTCTGCACCATCGACATCGAGGTTGCTTCGGATGAGGGGTTTCCGAATCCGGATCAGGCCGCGCATCCGGTAATATCCATAACTGTTAAGAATAATCAAGACAACATTTATTATGTTTTCGGACTATATGATTATGATGATACTAAAACAGAAATGAATGTAAAATATTTTAAGTGTGCTGACGAGAAAGCACTACTTCGTTCTTTCCTTGGTTGGTGGTCGGGTCCCAGTTGTCCTGATGTGGTAACAGGTTGGAATACGAAATTTTTCGATATTCCATATCTAATCAATCGAATGAATAACATTCTTTCTGAACGAGAGTACCTTGATATGTCTCCGTGGAGATTGATTCGTTCTCGTATGATACCGACACTTGGCGGCAGAGAACAAATCTCTTACGACATTGATGGTATTGTTCAACTCGATTACTATGACCTTTTCAAAAAATTCACTTGGAATACTTACGGACAACAAGAGTCATATAAACTCGATCACATTGCTAATGTGGTGTTGGGTGAACGCAAATTATCTTATGAGGAATATGGTTCACTACATTCCCTGTATAAATCTGATTTTCAAAAATTCATCGACTACAATATTAAAGATGTTGAACTGGTAGATCGCCTAGAAGAAAAACTTGGCATTATCACTCTGGTCATGACAATGGCCTATGGTGCTAAAACAAATCTTGGAGATGCGTTGGGAACAACGGCAATCTGGGATGCAATCATTTATAATGAACTGATGTCTGAGGGTAAGGTGATTCCACCCAAACCGCCTGTTCCAGAAGTCTATAACAAAATTGCTGGTGGATATGTAAAAGAACCCGTGGTTGGTGCTCATGATTGGGTGTGTTCATTCGATCTTAATTCTCTGTATCCCAATATTATTGTTCAGTATAATATGTCCCCCGAAACTCTTACTGAAGACGGAGATGATGTTGCCTCAGCGGCTAACGGAACTTTCTATCGAAAAACCTCTAAAGGTATTATTCCCAAAGTCATTAGCAAGTTTTACGACCGAAGGGTTGGTATTAAAAAATCAATGATAGAGGCGAAACAAGAATATGAAAAGTCGCCTACTAAAAAACTTGCAATAAAAATTGACACCTTGGATACTGAACAAACTGGTATCAAGATTTTGATGAACTCTCTTTATGGTGCTTTGGCAAACAAATATTTTCGTTACTTTGATCATCGCATTGCTGAGGCTGTAACACTATCGGGTCAACGGGCTATTAAATGTGCAGAGAAGGCGGTGAACGATGAATTGCAAAATATACTAGGCACCAAAGAAGATTATGTAATTGCCATTGATACTGATTCTGTCTATATTAATATGTCTCAGTTGGTCGCACAACACAATCCGACTAATCCTATTAACTTCCTCGACAAGGTTTGTGAACACTTTGAGAAAGTTATTGCAAAATCATACGACCAACTTGCAGAAGATACTAACGCATACTCTAATAGAATGGTAATGAAACGAGAAGTTATCGCTGACCGTGGTGTGTGGACTGCAAAGAAAAGATATATTCTTAATGTTCACGATTCGGAGGGTGTGCGATTCGCTGAACCCAAATTGAAGATGATGGGCATTGAAGCAGTTAAGTCATCTACCCCGCAAGTTGTTAGAGGTAAGTTCAAAGACATTTTTAAATTGATCGTGTCCGGAACAGAGTCGGAGACGCAAGATGCTATCAGAACATTTCGCAACGAGTTTTCTAGTATGTCTGCTGAAGAAATTTCTTTTCCTCGGGGTGTCACCGAATTGACCAAGTGGAAAAGTCATGAAAAAATTTATGGAAAGGGAACACCAATTCATGTGAGAGGTGCTTTACTTTACAACCATTATATTAAGTGGGAGGGACTTGAGAATAAGTACGAAATGATACAAGACGGAGAAAAGATTAAGTTTATCTATCTCAAAGTTCCCAATCGCATCAAAGAAAATATTATTTCGTTTGCTGGCCAGTTCCCAAAAGAATTGGGGTTGACAACTGCCATTGATTATGATAAGATGTTTGATAAAACATTCCTTGATCCATTGACACCTATCTTAGAGGCTGTGGGTTGGAGTGCAGAACCAAAATCTACGCTTGAGGACTTTTTCTTTTGAATTACGAATTAACAATATTCAAAAATCAGTTCGATAACAAAACCCATAGGACTATGGAATTTTCTACTTGGGACAAGTTCCAATCCCTGCTTGAAGCACTATCACTTAAAGAAGGACAAAAAGGTGGAAACAATTCTTCTCCTCTCATTACTCCTGCTCGTTATTTTCCCGACACTACAAGGTCTAATAAAAATGTTGATTATTGGGGTGGTTGGGCTGCTGTTGACGTGGATGATTTCGTTTCTTTTGGTGATGTATCTTCTTCAGATGTAATGCCCAGTCTTCAAAAAATATGTGGACGATATGAATTTGTGTGTTATTCCACTGCTAGTAGTACACCGATACAACCAAAGTTTCGGTTGGTGTTTCCCCTAACATCTGTTGTTACATCAGACGATATTCCACATTTTTGGTACGCATTAAACAAACAACTTCAGGGTATTGGTGATAAACAAACAAAAGATTTGTCTCGTATGTATTATGTTCCGGCAGAATACCCAGAGGCTTTCAACTTTATTTTTTCTAATTCAGGACAACACATCTGTCCGGAAAATCTAATGGAAGCGTGGCCCTATGAAAAACCGAAGGGTAATAATTTCCTAGATAAACTTCCCGAAGCGTTGAGAAATGAAGTTATTAACTATCGGAAAGAACAAGCGAACAACACTGACATATCTTGGGTATCTTATCACGACTGTCCGTTTTTTCCAAAATCACTTGCTCGTGAATATATGGTTATCACTAGTACAGGTTGGTACCATAAGATGTATCAAATTATGGTTGCGATTGCTGGCAATGCAATCAAAGCCGAATACCCCATCACACCAAAACAAATTGCTGATCTCTGTAGAGAACTTGACAGAGACAATGGAATGTGGTATGATAATAGACCTTTGGAAGTAGAAGCCAATAGTGCAATTGAATATGTTTATAGGAATTAAAAAATGTCATTAATGTCTAAATTAAAAAAGAACTCTAAAATTAAACTAACTAGTCAGCTAGACAAATCCGAGTTTTTTCAAGAGAAAGAAGTAGTACCTACTGATGTGCCCATGATGAATGTTGCCTTGACAGGTTCTCTGGATGGTGGAATCACTTCTGGTCTTACTGTTCTCGCAGGACCATCAAAACACTTTAAGACTTCTTTTGCATTGAAGATGGCGGCCGCATATCTGAATGCGAAACCTGATGCAGTAATGTTGTTCTATGATTCAGAGTTTGGTTCGCCCCAATCGTACTTTGATGCGTTTGGTATCGACACATCACGAGTATTACATGTGCCCGTTACTGATGCCGAAGAGTTGAAGTTTGATCTGGTAGGACAATTAGAAGAAATGGACAAGGATGATAATGTCATTGTTGTAATTGATTCTATTGGTAATCTTGCTTCTAAGAAAGAGTTAGAAGATGCTATGAACGAGAAGTCAGTTGCAGACATGTCTCGTGCGAAAGCCTTCAAGGGTTTGTTCCGTATGGTCACACCATATCTTGCGATGAAAAACATTCCGTTGATCGCTGTTAATCACACCTATAAAGAGATTGGATTGTTTCCGAAAGATATTGTCGGCGGTGGTACAGGCATCTACTACTCTGCAAATAACATCTGGATCATTGGTCGCAGACAGAACAAGACTGGCACCGAAGTCACTGGTTATGACTTTGTAATCAAGGTAGAGAAGTCTCGGTTCGTGAAAGAACAATCCAAGATCCCTATCTCAGTGTCGTGGGAAGGTGGTATTGATGAGATGTCGGGTCTTCTTGATGTCGCTCTGGCAGGCGAGTATGTATTCAAACCATCTAATGGTTGGTACTCTAAAGCCGGTGAAGAGAAGAAGTACCGACTCAAAGAGTTAGACCGTGACTTCTGGTCTTCCTTCCTAGAAGATCAAGGCTTTCAAGATTATGTGCGTGATGCCTTCTCGGTTGGATCTGAAGTAGTAGACTTAGGTATCGAGGTAGTAGAAGAATGAAGGAAAACATTGATTACCAACTTATTCCTACTCCCCAAGAACTGGGAGACGGTTGGGATGTAAGATTCGTTACTGGCGACTATCCAGAAACCGTTATTCGTTACGGTGTTGTACGAATAGATGGTGAAAACAAACAATTAAATTTTGACTACAAAATCATCTATTCGCCCGATCCAGATGTAGAAGAGAACGATTCTAAGTTGGAAGAATGTGCAACAGAGGCTTTGCGCGATATTATTCTTTCCGGAGTTGAACAGGGATATGTTTCATTTAAAGATGTCGAGACCCAATGAATATTGAATTGGAAAAAACCATACTGCGTAATCTATTAACCAATGACGGTTACATGCGAAAGGTGTTACCTTTCATTGATAAGAAATATTTCGAGGGTGTTTATCGTGAGTTGTTCAATCAGGTTGTAAGTTTCACCGCAAAGTACAATACACTCCCTACACTCGAAGCATTCAAAATTGAACTTGATGAAGTTACAATTAACGAAGAAATGTATATACATGCACTGGATATTCTTCCTGATATATTTACGCCTAAGGAGGAAGAAATGTCTTGGTTGTTAGATACTACTGAAAAGTGGTGTCAAGACCGAGCAGTGTACAATGCCATCATGGAGTCGATTCAGATCATTGATGGTAAACATCAGAAATTGTCTAAGAGTGCAATTCCTGATGTCTTACAAAAGGCGTTGGCGGTTTGCTTTGACACTAATGTTGGACATGATTATCTAGAAAATGTAGAAGAGCGATATGACTTTTATCACGAGCAAGAGGAACGTATCCCATTTGATTTAGAATACTTTAATCAAATAACTAAGGGTGGGTTGCCTAATAAGACTCTGAACATCGCACTGGCTGGTACAGGCGTGGGTAAAAGTCTCTTTATGTGTCATTGTGCCGCCAATAGCCTTTCCCAAGGTAGGAACGTGTTGTACATTACTTTGGAGATGGCTGAGGAACGTATCGCAGAACGTATTGATGCGAACCTTATGAATATTCCAATAGACCAACTGGATACGATGTCCAAAACGATGTTTGTCGATAGAGTTCAACAGATATCGGATAAGACAAAAGGCAAGTTGATTATCAAAGAATATCCTACGGGCCAAGCGCATACTGGACACTTTCGTGCTTTACTCAATGAGTTGAGACTAAAAAAGTCTTTCAAACCGGAAATTGTATTTGTGGATTATCTAAATATATGTTCATCATCTAGAATGAAAGGTATGGGTGGTGCAATTAATTCGTATAGTTACATTAAATCAATTGCGGAAGAGATGAGAGGTCTTGCAGTAGAATTTGATATTCCCATATTATCCGCTACACAAACGACTAGATCTGGATATACTAATTCTGATCCGGGCCTTGAAGATACTTCAGAATCGTTTGGTCTTCCTGCTACTGCTGATTTAATGTTTGCTCTGGTTACGAGTGAAGAACTTGAAAGCTTAAATCAGGTGATGGTTAAACAATTAAAAAATCGTTATAATGATCCTAACTCAAACAAAAGATTTTGTATAGGTATTGACAGAAGTAAAATGAAACTGTATGATGTAGATGAATCACAACAAAACTTTATGTCGGATGATGAGAATGATACTCCAGTGTTCGACAATAGTAAAGTTGGACAAAGACTCAAGGGACTTAGAATACAATAGGAGAATTTGTGGAACCAGTAACTCAAACTATTCTAACTTTGACAATGATGTTGTTCGCTTATTTTTGGGGTAAAAAAGAAGGAGTGCTGAAAGGCAGCGAAATGGTTTGGTCTATTATTATAGACGCTTTTGATGTTATACATATTGATTGGAACGATGATAATAATCACTTAACATTCACTAACGAGGATGGAAAAATTTTTAAGTCTTCCGAAGCTGTTTTTATTCCATCAAGAAAAGAAGATGAAGATGTTTAGTTCCTCTTGGAAATCACCAAGGCCTTGGCAAAGAACAATCTTTTTTGTTCTTGGAGTCTTTTGGACACTAGTCTTGTACAATCTTGTTACTTGGATAATGACCGATGAACAAACACCTGAAAAGAAAATTACAGAGCAAATTACAAAGAACCCGACAATTGAACCATTACCGACAATTGTCGAACCAATTAAATCTTCGGTTGAAGAACAACTTCTTTTGGATGAACGTTATTGCCTTGCTCTCAATATTTACCATGAGTCTCGGGGTGAGTCTTTTGCTGGTCAAAGTGCTGTCGCTGATGTGGTCATGAACCGTGTAGAAGACTCCTATTATCCCAACACAGTGTGCGAAGTTGTAAAACAAACTGTTTGGGTCGAGAACTGGAAAGGGAATATGGTACCCAAACGGCACATGTGTCAGTTCTCGTGGTTTTGTGATGGCGTTAGTGATGACCCAGGCAACCCTGATGCGTGGATGGAATCTTATATGATGGCCGAAGAGGTCTTTGACAAAGGGAATTGGAGAGGGTTAACTGAAGGTGCCACACATTATCATTCGTTGCAAGTTAGACCTAAGTGGGTTAAAGATCGTGGTATGATTTACACCGGAACAATTGGTCAACATGAGTTCTATCGATGGGAAAGGTAGTAGGATTTACAGCGAGCACATTCGACCTACTTCATGCAGGACATGTGTCAATGTTACGTGAAGCGAAAGAACAGTGTGATTATTTAATTTGTGGATTACAGGTTGA